CCGGCGCACATCCGGAAGGTCTATACGGCGCTGAAGGACGAGAATGTGATCGTTAAGATCATCACTCATCCTTTGGTCCTCAAGAAGAACGGGGAGCCGGCGAAGGACCCGGACGATTTCATTCAGCATCACCTGCGGTCCGGGAAGTCGCACGTAGAGGTGCGCCAGATCGTCCTGGACCTGGCAACGAAGGCTCAGGAGCCTATCGGCTGGGAAATCTCGCGGCTGGCCTCGATCGAGGACCCGAAGGACCGCCTCCTGATGTTCAAGGACCGGGGACTCGCCAGGATGATCCACGAGGTGCCGGGATCTGCCGAGCGGGAGCTGTACGTCGACCAGGCGGCCAAGACGATCGAGATCTCGGTCAAGGCGACGGAGGAGCTGGTACGGAGCGCCGTGGCGGACCTCCTGAGTGTCCTGGACGAAGCCTATGGCGGAGACATCAAAAAGGCCGATCCGCGACGCCTGGCGGACCGGATCTTCAAATGGTTTCAGAATGGGGCCGGGGCGAGGATCTATAAGACGAAGGACGGGAAGGTATGGATCTATTACAACCGCAAAAACTATGAGATCGCCGCGGACAACCTGGACTTCAACACGCTGATGGACAATCTGACGCACCTGGCCGTGATCAGCAAGCCGGGGAACGAGGTCTGGTATTACCTCCGGACGATGGCGAATACGCACGGCGAGCTGGTGGACATCATGTCATGGCTCCACACGGACCGGGAGCGGGACATTATCTATATGAATCTCAACTCCGAACACAACAAGATCGTTATACTCGTGCCGGGCCAGGAACCGAAGATGATCGAGAACGGGACGAACGAGCACAGTGTCCTGCTGGCCTCAAGTTTTCAAATTCAACCATTTTCTTATAAACCAAACACCGGCGAAGCCGAAGGCTTTACACACCTGAAAACCCTCCTGATGGATACGACGCCGGCCGAGCTCCCGCAGCGATATTTCCTGACCTGCTGGATGATCTCGATCTTCCTGATGAACTACTCCACGGACCGGGGGCTCCTGCAGGCGATCGGCAGCAGCAAGGTCGGGAAGTCGAAGGTCCCCGAGCGAATGACGAACCTGATCTACGGCGAGAGCTTCGTGGGGAAGGGGACTGGCGCCGCGGAGACCAGGCTGGCCACGAACAACCCGCTGATCGTGCTCGATAACCTGGAAAACCGGAACCTCCTGCAGGGCACCGTGGACTTTCTGCTGTTCATGGCGAACAGCGCGCACAAGCCGAAGGCGAAGGCCGGCAGCGACACCGAGGTCCTGTTCCAAAAGCTGAACGCGATGTGCATGATCACGTCGATCGAGGCGTTCCCGGGAAAGCTTCCGGAGCTGGTGAACCGGACTTGGCCGCTGATGCTCGAGAAGGAATTCAAGCAGCCGGGGTACATGCACGACGAGACGATGCGCCAGATCAAGAAGCATCGGAACGAGATCCTGTCCGATATCTTCCGCATGATCAGCCTGAAGGTGCTTCCGCACCTGGACCGCCGAAAGTTCTGGTCCGAGTACCTGCAGCGGCAGCATGCGGGACACAACAAGGACCGCAACAACGAGCATCTCTGCACGATCATACTGATCCTCGAGGCGCTCCTGGAGCACGTTCCGCTGGCCAACTGCCCGGACCCGATCGAGAAGCAGGCCATCCAGCTCGTCGACAAGTGGGTCGCGTATCACGAGGAGCAGGCGCGGGATACAGAGGTCACGTCGAATTCGCTGCTCGGAGTCATGGACGGTCTGACCGACGAGATCATCACCAAGATCCGCGGCCGCAGCGGCCGCACATATAAAGAGCACGAAGACGGCAGCGGACCGGTCTATGTCTACGAGGACCCCGAGTACCGGCAGGTGTTCCTGCTCACGGAACCCAGGGGCGAGGTCCTGGACGGAGAGCCCGGCGATCCGTTCGCCGATACGATCTCCTGCCAACGCCTGGAGATGGTGCTTCACTCGGGCAAACTCGACGAGATCATCCAGCGGTTCTGTTCGAACATCGGCAGGAAGAACCCCTTCGAGAACGCCACAGCACTGGCCTACCGCATCAGGAACGACAGGAGTGTCATTGAAAGCGCCGGATGGTCTATCATTCCGGGTAAAAACGGGCATTCTCACTATAAGAAGATTGGGAACCAGCGTTATTGGAAATTCAGTAAGCTTATTAAGGAGTTACCACTATAAAACCCCTTTTTTTGACCGTGAAATTGAAATCAGGATGGGCGCATGCTTGGGACATGTGTCCATGTGCCGCTAAATTAAAAAAAACTTTTAATATCAATTATTTAATTGCGGCACATGAAGCGGCACATGGGCGGCACATGGCGGCACATGGGCGGCACATAGGGTGTATTGGCGGTGTATGTGGCGCAAGCGATAACAGTATGAAATCGTGTATGAATCACCTTGTTTGCGCCACATGGACAGATCGGGCACATGGTTTAAGCTCATCCATTATCACTGGATTGGCACGGTTCTCCATCGTTTTAACGTTAAGCATCTAAAAAAAAAGAGATTGTTTTAGGTTGTTTATAATCTGTCTTTGGATAGTAGTGAATCCGTGTTTCAGCCCGTGTTAATGCGGGGTTCCTTGATGCTTGATTGTCCCTGTGGCTGGTCTCGAACTTGAGATTGTTTGCACGTGGTAAAAATCCTAACGAAAGTAACGAAATCAGACTACACCTTTTATTAAATAGTGTAGTAGGTGGTTTGAGGGTGGTTATAGAATCAATAGGTTAGGTGTCTTGGATTTGGTGAAAGGTGTAGTACAGATCATGATGGAGACCGTTCGATGGATTGGTGATCAGCAGCCTGGGGGCACCCCCGGTCGAAAAATAGACCAAACTGTGCATAACCGCCCCCTCATAGGGTCCTCTCAAATTAGGGTAATTTTCAAAGGGATTGGTCTATAGGTTGTTGAATGTTGGGTGATCAGATTTTGTTTTGGATTAACGTTTATAGCTTGTAAAAAAGTGGGGCGCGGGGAGCGCAAACAATGATGAATACAGCACGGAATGAATCGACAGCGACTGCCGCAGCCCCGCCCCTCGTGGATAACCACCTCGACGGTTTTGTCCGTTACCTCACCGTGCTCGAAGGCCTCGCGCCGACCAGCGTGGCCGTCTACCGCCGCCTGGTCCAGGAGTTCTTTGCCTGGCTCGCCGGCAACGACGCCCTGCGGCCGGTCGAACAGCTTACGCGTCAGGACGTCGAGGCATATCTCGAATGGTGTTTCTACCGCCGCAACGGGAACTACACGCGTCACACCAAGCTCACGGCCATGCGGAGGTATTCCCGATTTCTGCGCTATGAGGGGATCATCCCTCAAGACATCACCTCTGATATCCCAAAGCCACGGATCCGGAAAAAGTTTATTCAAAAGTTCACTTCCGAAGAGCATCAGGCGTTTTTCCAAGCGATCGAATGGGACAAGGAAAAAGGTTTGCGCGATGCCGTGATATTCATCCTCGCCGGATTCTGCGGCCTGCGTGCCGGCGAGATCTGGCGGCTTCGTCTCGAACACATTCAGGACGACGGCAAGCTGATTGACATCCAGGTCCCCGATGACATCGCCAAGCAGGGCGGCCGGGGGTCCTCCGGACGCACCGTGGACCTTTGGGCCGTTCCGTCTCGAGACGTCCGGCAATACGTTATGGTCCGGCTCCGCCAGGGCGCCCGGCCCGAGGACCCGCTGCTCGTGACCTATCGCCACAAGCGGCCCGGGCCCCTACCGCTCAGCGACTCCATGCTTGATGAAATTATAAAATATTACTCCGCGCGCGCCGGCATCCGCAAAACGAAGGTCAGCCTGCACATGTTCCGCGCGACCCACGCCAATGACTGCCGGCACATTGAGCGCTACGACACCCGCGCGATACAATATCGCCTCGGCCACGCCAGTATGGCCACGACAGACCGATATTTGCCCGACCATCGCCGCATCAATAAGACATATCCCAGCTTCGCCGCACGCTATCGCTGGTATGAAAAGATACGGGGAAAAAAATCTGACGGAGGTGCTGATGCCGGCGAATAACCACTGGAGCGAAGAGCGATGGGACAACTTGTGCACACAGCTTTGCGCCAACTTCGGTCCGGCATCGGCTGCGAAGATCATCGAGACGATCGTCTTTACGATCGGCGGAGAACGACTCACCATCCCCAGTCTCCAGGACATTGAGAAGCGCGAGCGTGACCGGCGCATTTGCAATTATCACCAAGGCAATTACGAAGAGACCGCCGCGCGCTTCGGCATCCACGTGAACACCGCCCGCAGGGTCGTATTGAAGCAGCTCATGATTGAACGTCAAAAAACTACCACCTCTTGCCAGAACGTGGTAGGCGAATCTGATAAAGTGGAGATATGAGCATATGACAATTTATGATATAATCGCTTCGATCGGATAGCGACAGCTCCCATCCTGGGAGAATTGTTGGCCCGAAGCAGACACTTAGCTAGGTTAGTGAACAACCCGCCTGCGGGACCTGTTCAACCCTGTAAGATATGCTTCGGGCTTTTTTATTCTCAGGAGGGGATAATGGCTTTTGATCAAGCGGAATGGAAGAGAAGGCTGGCTGCGGTCCTGAAAGAGCATCCCGACATCGGTCGTGCAACAGGACTGCTTGAGATCAACCTTGGAGAGGGGGGCCTTACCAAGATCTATCTCAACCGGAAGGTGAAAAACGCATCAGAGGCCGCCGCCGCGATCGACCAATGGAAGGACAAGGTCGAGAGCAGCACGGTCCGCATCAACATTGGATAGTCCGGAACTCCCATCAGGAGAGCTCTGAAACCCAGAACGCGCAGCATCGTTCTGGGTTTTTTTATTTTCCATGACCGACGAAACGGAAAAGAAACTCTTCGGCGCCATCGACCTTCTTGAAGGCGCCCTCAATGCCCTCTGCTGCGATCCCCGCGCGGATGTGTCCTGCAGGATCGCTACCGCGCGGGACGTCGTCCGCGAAACAATCCTCCTCGAACGAAAGGCGACCCATGGAGATCCGCAACATCCCCATCACCGAACTCAAGCCGGCTGAATACAATCCCCGCAAGATCACCCGGAACGTTCTGAAGACCCTGAAGGACGGCATCACCGAGTTTGGCCTGGTGGACCCCCTCATCGTCAACAAGGACCTCACCATCATCGGCGGTCACCAGCGGTTCAAGGCCTGCCTCGAGCTCGGATTCAAAGAGCTCCCCTGTATTGTACTGGATCTGACCAAGGCAAAAGAGAAGGCTCTCAACCTCGCGCTGAACAAGGTCAGCGGTGATTGGGACAAAGACAAACTCGAAAAACTCCTGCGCGATATCGAGTCCGCCGACCTCAGCCTCACGGGGTTCAACGACGACGACCTCTCCAAGCTCCTCGATGACGTCCAGGGCGGCACGCCTGAATACGATATCGCCCCGCGACTGATGGAGCAGTACGATTACATCGTCTTGTTCTTCAAGAACACCCTCGACTTTCAGGTCGCCGGCGCCCACTTCCAGCTCGAGACGAAGCGAGAGGACAAGCGCGACAAGGTCGGCCTCGGCAAGGCCATAGACGGCGCCGCATATCTCCGGAGAATGGGTCTGTGATCTGCGTCATCCCATCCGCCGGCCGCGCCGGCAGCGTCATCACCACAAAACTCTTTCATCGTGCCTGGCTCTGCGTACCGGAGTGCGAAGCCGATGCCTACCGGAAACATCATGACAACGTCGTTGCCCATCCCGATGCCGTCTACGGCATGGGCCAGAAGCGCCAGTGGATCCTGGACAACTTCGACGACGAGATCATTTTCATGGCCGACGACGACATCGAGACCCTCACCTTCATGGGAAACGCCGACGCCGGCGGCGGGTACTACAGCGACATCAAGGACCCGGACCACGTCTGGGAAGTACTCCTGAACACTGCGACGATCGCCCGGGACATCGGCACCAACCTCTTCGGCTTCAGCGAGATCCGCGACCTGCGGAAGTTCGACTATATCCATCCCTTCTCGACACGAGAACGCGTGAACGGCTTCGCCATGGGGATCATCAAGGACGGCCAGCGGTTCGATCCGCGTCTGGTGGTCAAACAGGATTATGACTTCTACCTGATGACACTGTTTTGGAAGCGTTTCGTCTGGCGCGACGACCGGTATGCCTTCCTCGCCAAGCACTACACCAACAAGGGAGGTCTGGCTTCCCACCGGTCAATCAACAAAGAGGTTGAGTGCGTGAAGGTCCTACAACAGAAATTCGGGAAGAATATCGTGGGGACGGTGAAGGACAAACCGTGGAAGGTCGTTATTCGAAAAGCCTAGTAACCAGAGAAGGGATCCGATCTACGTCGCAGGGTAAGGTCGGGAGGGTTATAATTTGGCCCGGGATATCCTTTGTCGCACGCGTAACAATACCAGTAATCGGTATCTCGTTCCTGCAGCCGGACAAGTTTCTTGTCCACGTCCCAGCATTTTTGACAGAAAGGCCCATCTTTCCGTTCAAGCAACAGGGGGTGTTTTTGAAGCTCCAGCGGGGCGAGCTCAACTCCTACAACAAACTGTTCGCCTACGTCCAAGGGGTGATCAATCTCGCGGCCCAGGAGGAGATCTTCGCCCTGGCCCCCCTCTCGGAAAAGGAGCAGGAGTCCATCGCCAACTTGTCCAGCCTGATCGCCTCCATCGAGCGGTTCATCGGCAAGGTGCAGGAGCAGGACAAGGCGAAGCATCTGGAAAAGGCCGTGTTCCATTCCGATGTCAGCCCCGAGCGGGTCGACTATATCATCACCAGCCTGCAGAAGATCCGCCGAACCATCCTCGTAGGGGATGGCGTCAAGAAGGCGATGCAAGCAGCGTAGCAATCACAACTCCCTCTCCCCTCGGGGGGAGAGGGAAGGGGTGAGGGGCGGTTTCAGGAAGGAGGACATAATGACAACACAGATCAGAATGGACGCCCGCGTGGGCGATGAAGCGCAGAAGGAAAAGACGTTGAAGATCGTCCGTGATGCCGGGATGGATGTCCGCATCACACTCGAAGGCGCTCACATTCAGGCCTTCGACGGCGAGGTCCTGGTCGTCGCGATCATGCAGGTCCGTTCCGGGGTGTTTGCTTTCCGGTACCACCCGGCATACTGGAACGGTCTGTAGTGGAAGTCACAACGAGAAAGGAGGTGATTCGATGAAACTGCAAACCGGACAAGGCTACCCGTTCGACGAGGTAGCCTCTGCTCTCCAGAAAAGCATCCGCCGCGGACTCGAGGTGGATGCAATGTACTGGGCCGCGGAAATGGAAACGCGCTATCCCGATTATCTGTGGAAGCGCCTGCAGGTGATCTCCGTAGAGGACATCGGCATAGCGAACATGCAGGTCGTTCTCTACGTCGCCGAGATGCGTCGGCTCTATCAGGAACTCAAGAAGGAGTACGACAAGGCGCCGACCCGGCGCTCCCGGTCCTTCCGCATGGTCCTTGGCAATGCGATACTCGCGATGTGCCGATCGGAGAAAAGCCGCATCGGCGACGAGTTCCCCATCGTGATCTATGGGCGGCGGGAAGAAGGCTGGAAAGCCGAGGTTCCGGACCACGCGCTCGACATGCACACCAGCCGCGGCCGGGGCATGAAGCGCGGACCTTCCCACTTTTGGACGGAAGGCGTAAGGCTCGATCGTGAAAGCGGACTCACCAACCCTTACCACGACGAGGCAGTGAAGTTCAGGACAAAGCAGTTGGCTTTAGAGATTGATTAACGGCAGCAGAAACAAAAAGAGCGGGGAGTAACCAGCTCCCCGCTCACCCAAAACCAAACCCCAAAGGAAAGGAGTCTGTTATGTCAACTGTAACTGCTTTAAAAAAGAAAGTCAAGACGGAAGGGGATGCACCCAGGGCATCAAATCCCGCAACCCAGTGCATCGACCTTCACTACATCGGCGGCGGCAGCGACAAGGTCTACCACGCGGCAATCCGGCATTCAGGGGGCGATACCTATACGGTCCCATTCGCCTTCGGCCGGCGCGGGTCAAGCCTGGCATTCGGAACGAAGACGACCACGCCGGTCCCCTTGGATAAAGCGATCGCCGTCTACAACAAACTCGTCGCGGAAAAGATCGGCAAGGGATACCGGGAGTCGCCCGGCATCAGCGGTGACATCTTCGGCAGCCCGTCGTCCTTGGCCCCGGTCGTGAACATTCTCCGGAAGGAATCGAGCGGGGTGGTGCCCCAGCTTTGCAACGAGTGCAGGTCGGAAGAGGTCGAGTCGCTCATTCGTGATTCCGCCTGGGGCGCACAGGAAAAGCTCGACGGCCGGCGCAGGCTCATTCGCGGCGCTGAGAATGTGCAGGGCATCAACAAGCTGGGCCAGGTCGTGCCCCTGCTGCCGGAGATCTCCCGGGCCGTCAAAGGGTTTAGTGTCCCGGTGCTGCTCGATGGGGAAGAGATCGGGAACACACTCTATACCTTCGGATTGCTCGAACTGAACGGACGAGACCTGCGGGGTCTTTCTTATCTCGAGTCGTATCGTGAACTCGAGACGCTTCTCTCCCGGTTCCCCTCACCGGCGCTCTCCCTGGTTGGGCTCGCGATCACGATGAAGGAAAAACGGGCGCTGCTCAAAAAGCTGCATGCCGAGAACAAAGAGGGCATCGTATTCAAGCGGCTGGCCGCTTCCTATTCCCCAGGCCGGCCCGCGCAAGGCGGCGACCACATCAAGTTCAAGTTCTGGTCGGACATATCGGTCATCGTGCTGGCCCGGAACGCCAAGCGCAGCGTGCAGGTCGGGGTGCTTCCTGCGTCCGGCGGAAAGATCGTCCCGGTCGGAAACGTGTCTGTGCCCGCGAACCACGAGCTTCCCGATGCCGGCGATATCGTCGACGTCCGGTACCTGTACGCCTATCGCGGCGGCTCTCTCTTTCAACCGCAATATCGGGGAAAGCGCGACGACGTGTCGCGAGAGGAATGTCTCGAGACGCGCATCAAGTACAAAGCGGAGGCCTAATATGCTATCCATCGAGGAATTCAACTCCAAAGTATTGCGCATCGCCACCGCCCTGTTCTACACGGTGCAGCAGGAGGACGAGGAACAGCAGAGCAAGTACGAGCGCCGCGCGGACCTTCGGAACAAGAAAGGGGATGAAGGCCTCCGCATCATCAACGGCGGGTACGGCAATCAGAACCGACTCGTGATCCGCGGCCACTATCCGTCAGACTACAAAGGCCGGCAGCATATCAGCGGCAGCGACAACGCGCCCACGGTGACCATCGCAGAGGGCAAGACGCCAGAGGCCATCGTCACGGACATCAAGCGCCGGTTACTCCCGGCCTACGTCGAAACCCTGGCCAAGGTTCGCGAGCGGAACGCGCGGTGGAAGGAGGAGGAGGAAGCAAAGGAACGGGCCTTGCGGTCCCTCGCCAGGGCGCTCCACGTCCGCGATCTCCGCATGACCGGACAGGAATGGTCCGTCTACTTCCACAAGGGCAGCGCCAAGGTATACACCGGAGGCGACGTCGAACTCAAGGCCTACCTTCCCCTCGAAGACGCCCTTAAGGTGGCGACCCTCATCGGTAACCTGAGAATCAAATAACCTTCCAGGGCCGGGAACCACCGGCCCTTTTTTATGTTTCTCCGGCACCTTCCGAGCCCTTACCCCTTCAAGGCAACCCTCGACTACCAGCCCACTCCATTCGACGCACCATCGGCCTGTCTACGCATTCTCATGATTTACAACATCAGTTCACCGTGATAGAATCGGTGCCGTGATGGCTCCTCTCAAACAAACACCCTCCGAACCCGGCTTCTACTGGCTCATCGAAGATGGTATGCCGCCGCATATCGTAGAGGTCAATGTCGAATCGGACTCGCACGGGATGTTCTTCGTCCTGCTGCCCGGCGAGGATTACAAATATCCCCCGGAGCTTTGGCCCGATGCATCGTGGATCGGTCCGGTCTATCCGCTCTCTATTCTGAACGTCAATTCAGGAACCGCTTAGCAGGCCCCTCTGGTACGGCCCCCGATCAACTGCATTCCCCCCCCCAACGTAGCGGTTCCCGAACCTACCCGAACGGGTAGTTGCGCTCGTTCCGCATTGTACTAAAGTCATAATTGTGCTAAAGTCATAATGGAACTAATCTCATGCCTAACGATCCCGCCTAGATTCGCATCTGGTGCATAGTCTTAAGGTGTAACGAGCAGCAGTAAGAGCAGCGGTGAATACCGTCGGCACATCGGGCGTCAATCGTATTGTTTTCCAATAAAAGAACCCGCATCATTGCAATGCATCTCAGCAGACATCCAGAGACAAGGAGCGCACGATGGGCAACTGCATATATTGTTCGAAACCTGCTGGATTTTTCCGAAAGAAGCACAAAGAATGCGAAGCCAAGTTTCTGGAAGAGAAACGCCAGAGGGAGCAAAAGATCGTTGCAGAAAAAAACGAGATCCTATCACTTGCAGCGTCGGCTGCGATTGGGCAGGGTTCGATAGAGGCGGTAAGCGCGAAAATAAAGTCCGCGTCCGAGTTCATCGATGACGTTACCAGCAAGGGACTGCTGGTACAAGCCTGGGAAAGCGCTGTGGACAAGTGTCTTGGCGATAGCCTTCTCACAAAGGAAGAAGAGTCGAAATTAGTAGATTTCAAAAAGGCCTTTGCTTTGACACAGGATGATAGTGACAAAAATGGAGCCTATACCAGAATTACGCAGGCGGCCATTCTCCGGGACCTCGTGGAAGGCAAGATTACCGAGAGAGTCTCCATTGTGGGGTCCCTTCCGTTTAATTTCAAGAAGAATGAAAAGCTCGTCTGGTTGTTCAAGGGAGTGCAGTATTATGAGCAAAAGACGAGGAGGGAATTCGTCGGCGGATCGCACGGCATAAGCGTCCGTATTGTCCGAGGGGTCTATTACCGGGTCGGAGCCTTCAAGGGCCATCCTGTCGAAAGAACGGAAACAGTTCATCTCGATACCGGGATGCTTGCGGTAACGGATCAGCATGTGTATTTCGCCGGATCCGCGAAAAGCTTTCGCGTTCCCTATACGAAAATCGTCACCATGACCCCGTATTCTGATGGTATCGGGATCCAGCGTGATGCCGCATCGGCAAAGCCCCAGTCGTTTACCGTTGGTGATGGATGGTTTATCAACAACCTCATGGCAAACCTTGCCAAGTTGGATGCCTAGCGAAATTTAGGGAGGACAATAGCATGAGACGAACCTATCTTTTCGTGTTCCCGCTTTTGATGGTATCTTTTTTCTTGAGCTGCGGCGGAAGCGATTCAGGTGGAGGAGGTGGTTCTGCCATCTGCGCATCGAACTGCTCTTCAGCTGGGGCCTGCAGCGGACATGGCGGCGTAAATTGTTCGGCCGGCCCGGATTCCGACGGGTCGGTTATTTGTGTCGATGGTTTCAGGGATTCTTCTGTTCAATATCAGTGTCAATAGGGAGGGAATTATGAAGCCGACAATCACGGCAGTTCTGATATTGCTTCTTTCGACATGCGTATTCGCTCATAGTGGAGGGACTGATCGATGTGGCGGACATAACGATCGCAAGCGAGGGGGCTATCACATACACAATCTAAGCAAATATTGCGCTTGTTATCCGGATGAGCAGCAGTGCAAACCTGATGGAGCCAACCCGGACACGAAAGCAAAGAAAAGCAAAAAGAGGCCAGCGCAATAGCAATGAGCCTTACCATATTCCATCACAGACGAGGTGAAACGATGAAGAAGATAGTAACTGCATTGTTTGTGCTGTGTCTTATGGCCGGCGTCGTCTATGCGGGAGTCTTGGAAAAGCACTATAGTCTGGACGGTACTGACATTGTAGTGTATTACGCTGATCACTCCGTTACACCCGGCATCGCAGATCCCGCCGTGACTCAAAGCAATATACAAGAAACAATATGTGTTACCGGATATACAAAGGATAAGCGGAAACACCAGACAAGCAAAATAAAAAAGGCCGTCTTAGCTCGGTATGATATCCCCTGGTCGGATCGGTCTGATTATGAAGATGACCACTTCCTGGCTTTGACCGATGGAGGATGCGACTGCTGCGATAAAAAAGGCAAGGCCAATGATACGGATTGCAGCGGGAACCGCTGGCCCCATGTATATTGTGATAAAGAGTCTGCGGGCAAGACCTGTTTTGGCGCGCGCGAAAAAGATGTCGTGGAGTCGAATTTGAATAGGCGGGTTTGCAAGGGTAAGCTTACATTACAGCGAGCTCAGAAAATATTGAGAACTGATTGGTTTGCCGAGTACGTGAAGATAAAAGGATTGCCTACGCCCGTATCGAACTGACCTTCATGACAATTATGTAGATATTCTCTCCGAAAGGCCGGGACTCTTCCGGCCTTTTTTTATTATCCTCGCCACCTGATCAATCAACGCATCCCTCCTGCCAGAACATTCCGGAGGCATGGAGGTTGTCGGTCTTCTGATTGACGACATCATAATCCGCCTCTCCACTCATTTCTCCTGGCTTCTGACTCCTTTCTTCTGACTCCTGTTTCCAAAAAACTCTCACCTCTTGCCAGAACGTGGTGGGCTTTTTTGTTAGTGTCGGGGCATGGACGAGAAGGATCTCGACAAGAAACTCGAAGAGTTTGGTCAGAAGGCCACGCCCGAATATCTGATCAAGCTCCACAAGGTTAAGCTCGCCGAGCGCATCCTGAAGGGCGAGGTAGGCCTGAAGAAAGAATTCGAGGAACTCGTCGAACTCGAAAAGCAGCTCACTAAATCCGTTATCCCCGGGGCTGAACCCGCAGCCCCATCCGCCAAGCCCGCCTCTCCGGCCTCCGCAACCGGAGGGGCGGGCGTTTCTTCCGAAGCCGAAGAAGAAGAGATCGGCATCCCGCAGCGCCTCCGCGTCAAGCGCCACTACCCCATCACCGACAAGGTCCTCGAACAGCGCCGCGCCGCCTCCCGCGCCAGCCGCCCCGGGTCCGAGGGCAACAAGCGCAACTGGCGGGGCGGACTTTTCGCCAAGGACTTCATAGAAGGCCGGATAAAACCCTGCCAGTCCACCTGTCCCATCTTCGACGAATGCGAGCTCGTGTCCGAGGGCTACACCAAGCCCGACGGCGTCTGCCTGGACAAGGCCGCGGTCATCGCCACGTATTCCGCGCTTATGGACGCCATCAAGCACAAGGAATATGACGGATTCAATGAGGTTTCCGCGCTCATGCTCTCCGAAACCCTGCACGTCAGCCGGACGCTCCTCGAGGAAGTCATGCGCGACGGCGGCGTGGTCAAGCGCGAGAAGTACGACAAGAACGGCGTGCTGCACACCGTCGAGTACGTGCCCCATCCCGCTCTGCTTGCCATTCCCAAACTCATCGCCGATCTCGGTATTACCCCGCGCGAGATGAACATCACACCCAAGGCGGTCAAGGACGGAAAGGATTCGGAAGAGCAGGGCAAGACCCTCGCCGGCATCATGAGCGACCTGGACCGGCGCGCCCGGGGCGATCGAGACCGCAAGGATGAAGGAGGGGACGACGATTGACCTGTCCCGTTAGACCTCATAAACGACAGGAGCGAACCTCCCTAATGGTGTTATCTGCCATTCCCCTGGGAGGTCTAACGGGATGAAGCCTACCCTTGACGCCGTCGAGCCCGGCTCCTTTTCCGACCTGGACAAAGGCCTCCTCGTTCCACGGCCGGATTTCGAACGTTGGCTGCAGGCGCACGATTGGACCTATCACCAGATCAGCCGTAATGAATTTCCAAAGTTCACCTTTGCCAATTACTTCACAGAGAGGTTCAAGCCGCAAGCCCGCATAAAGACCCTGGCGGAATTTCAGCTCCGGTGCATCAAGAACGATCCCGGCCTGTGGGTGCCGTATTTCCTGCGCGAGCCCGAGGACCCGGACCATCTCGATTCGTACAGCCTCTGGGAATGGCAGCTCGAATCCATCCGGCACGTCGGCCCCACGTTCCACAAGTGCGGCGCCGAGGTCGGCAAGACCCGCGAGATCATCGCCTGGTCCCTGTGGAAGGCCTTCAATGTGCCGAACGGCTCGGGTTTGACGGGCGCTCCCCAGCAGACCCACCTGGATGAGATCATAGACGCCAAGCTGGAGCAGCTCGAATGGAACGAGGACCTGGCCCCGTCTCTCATAAGACACAAGAAGGTCCCGCACCACAGCATGAAGTGGGCCAGCGGATTCAAGGAGCACTACCGCCCCGCCGGCCACGACGGCGAGGCCTTCCGCTCCCTGCACGTCCGCACGTACCTGATCATGGACGAGGTCGCCAAGCTCTACGAAAGGAAGCAGTGGTCCGCAGCCTTCCGCGCCGCGAAGCCCGGGTGCGTGCCCAAGTTCTACACCGTGCCCGACGGCCGGCGGGACACGGAATCCTATCGCCTGAGCAAGCTCGCCGAAGGCGGCGACGAAGCGGCGAAGATCGGGAAGATCGAGAGCGCGACGAAATACGTCCAGTCCCTCAAGTACCGCCTCTTCGTCTGGCCGAAAACGATCATGCCGCCGCCTTACTGGACGCCCGAGCGGAAGGACAAATATATCGACGAGTTCGGCGGCGAGGACTCTCCCGGGTTCCAGCATAACATCCTGGCCCAGGACGGCGATCCCGAAAACCCGGTCTTCCCGTGGAGCCAGTTCCAGTACGTCGTCAAGGAGGTCCCGGAGTATCGCTGTCTCAAGATCATCGTGGACCAGAAAAGCAACGAGGTCATCGTACGCGGGTACAAGTTCAACATCTCCGGCTACAGCGACGGCCCCACCTCGGACCCCGTCACCCTCATCGATACGACGTTTACCTTCCGGGAAGGCGCCGGCAAGGGATTCTTCGAATACGAGCTGGTGTCCACGCCAAGCGGGATCCGGATGACCGAGTCCGAGTTTCGCAAGCTCATCAAGAGCTTCTTCGTCTCCGTCCCCGGCCTGAACCGGATCGGCGGCGACTTCGGTTTCAGCCAGGACCCCACGGAGATCCTCGTCAAGCACATCGTCGGGAAACAGAAGATCCGGATCGCCCGGTTGCACATGAAGCACGTCACGTACGACATGCAGGACCAGGCCTTTGACGCCCTGGACGATATCTACTGCAAGCGCGATACGATATCCGGAGGCACGGACCTCGGCAATGCCGGCAGCGCCGTCATGCACGACCTCTGCGGACTTCCCCAGTACAAGCATAAGGACTATGAGAACCGGCTCAAGGGCTTCCAGTTCGAAGGTACCACGGAAAACAGGGATGAAGAAGGAAATCCCATGATCGACGCCAAGAACAACAAGCCAGTCAAGATCACCATGAAAGAATTCGCCACGGACCACCTGACCCGGGGCGTCCAGCGCCAGACGGAGGTATTCCCTCCGGACAAGGACATCATAACTTTTTATCCCGGCCATACCTGCCATGCCGGCAAGCACCGGATCTACGACAAGAGCAACGACCACATCATAGACGCCGATCGCGCCGAGATACTCGCCGACATCCTCGGCGTCGAGATGGATGAACCCTTCGCCGTGAGGAGCAACGTGAGATGAGACTAAAACCGCAAAGAGCAGAGCGCACAGAGCAGAGTGTTAAACGCTTTGCGCCATGCTCCATGCGCCACGCACCATGCGCTTCGAGGTATCCATGAAATTTCTCGGCTTCAACATCACCAAATCCGTAGAACCCGGCGTTGCCGCCCGGGCCCAGCTCCGCGACAGCAACCCCCAGGGTCCGCTCACCAGCGCCTTTAACAACTGGGTCTTCCGCAAGATCGACCCCAAATTCTACGAGGTCCTGCGCGAAGCCATCCCCATGTGCGAGACGGCGATCGACAAGCTCATTTCCATCAACGGCCGGGTCGAGATCATCGGAGAAAAAGCCGACTGCGTCGCCGAGCTGGAGGACTTCTGCCGGTCCGTTCCCGTCGGCCCCGTACAGACCGGCATCAACGCCTACCGCGCCGCCATGTGGGGCGAGGGCGAGGAGCAGGGATTCGGCTTCGGCGAGCTCGTGGCCAGCCGGGACCTGAAGGACATCGAGGGCCTCCGCGTCGCGGATTCGAAATACATCCTCTACTGGAAGAACGCCGACGGCGTGCCCGAGCCCTGGTATCTCTACCCGGAAACGGACAAGACCGCGAACCGGCCGCTCACCGATCCCGCCCAGCTCATCGGCCAGATCGTCAATGCGAGATACGGCGCGTCGCTCAATTACAGCAAGCAGGACATGGTCAAACTCGACCCGGCGAACAAATTCTATCTCGCGCCCCGGATCGAGAACAGCAATCCCTACGGCATCAGCCTCTTCCGGTCCATCCCCTGGGTCGCCCAGATCCTGGCCACGCTCCAGAACAGCATGAAGAACGCCGCCGACCGCTTCGGCGATCCCATGTATCATTTGCATTCGTCGAGCAAGACCTCCGCCGACAAGATCGAAAAGATGATCACGGAACTCACGACCCAGCTCAACAATGCGATCGCCATCAAGCGCACCGGCGGCAGCGCCGACATCGTCACCGCCGGCGGCGAGGCTTCCAAGGTCGATATCAAGATCGTCGGCCACGAAGGCCAGCTCTTTCTTTACGAGATCCCCCTGAAACATGCGGAAGAATCCATCGTTGCCGCCAGCGGCCTCCCCGCCTGGATGCTCGGAAAATACTGGAGCACCACGGAGCGCATGGCCCAGCTCGAGGTCGAGATCGTCCTCGCCGACGCCGCCATGCGGAACGAGAACGAGACCCCCGGCCTCATCCGCTTGTTCTCCGCCGTACTCGCCATGCGCGGGAAGAAGTGGAAGACTATCACCCTGGACCCCAAAAAGCCCGGCGACTGGGGTTTTCGGTTCATCAGCCCGAATCTTCACAATGAGCTCGCCAGCGCCCAAGCCGGATTCCTCCGGGCACAGGAACGCCTAATGGATCGGGGCGGCCAGGCCTCGGCGACAATCCGGAACACGGACACAGAGGTACCGGTAGGCTCGGCCGCGCTCACCGCCGGCGTGATCACGATCAAATCACCGGAGATGGACATCCAGGTCCCGCTGCTCCCCGCGCCCGCAGCTGCAGCCTCTCCCCTCGTGGGAGAGGTTGGAGAGGGGGCGGCCTTCAAGGCCGCTCATAAATGCTCCTGCGGCCATGACCATTCCCCACGTCTCCGCGTCTCCGCGTCCCCGCGTCAAAAGGAACTTACCCGCCCCGTCCCCTGGCCCAAGCTCGACAAACTCGAGGCGGAATATGAAGCCGAGCTGAAATACGACTGGAACTCGCTTCGCGCGACGGTCTTCAAGATCGCCGGCCTGAAGGAACCAGGAACGACCGACACGGGGACACGGGGACACGGGGACGCGGGGACAACTAAAAACTCAAAACTAGGAACTCAAAGCTCCAAAGCCTTCGCTCTCGACGATTCCCAGCGCAAGCAGATCATGGCCGCCCTCAAGGAATACCTCGGCTGGTACGAGCCGTCCTATGAAGACAGTTCCGTGACCTGGTACTACGGCCAGTCCTACAGCCTCGGGTTGATCCAGGCCGCCAACATGGTCGGCAAGGAACGCCCCCTCCTCGACCTCATCAAGAATAAAGAGATCTTCGACGAG